TCTCCAATCCTGGAATTTGCTTGCGGACTCTATTCCCGAGATTGGTAATGTCCACGAATTCGACGCCCGGGTTATCGGCGGTTAACTGCTGCACCTGGGTGATCGTCGCCCAGGTACTGATCTCTCGCGCGCTGCCGGCACCTTCGCCTGCCGGAAATCTCGTTGTGCTAGTCGTATCGAAACCCTCGAATGTAATGTCGTTCGTAGCTACGGTTTTGACTCGCACGATCGCGCCATTCAACAATTCCCATCCCGAAGTAACCTCCAGGATATCTCCGACAATGATTCCGTGCGATACTTCAAAAGCTGCAACTGCTTCTGCAGCATTGGAAATCGTCGAAAAGGTTTTCGAGCCTGCATAAGTGGCCGCGATTGCGATCTGCGAGCCCTGGGATAGTTCGACAGACATATGAGTTACTCCTTGTGAAACAGGGTTGCAAAATCACGCAAATGCATCTGGCGCACCTGATAGCGTGAAGTAATCGAACAGGAATGTCATGTCCGCTCTCGTCATGGGCTCCTCTCCTTCCGAATCCCGTTCCGGTTCCGACATTCCCAAATAGAGCGGAATCAGGGTTCGACCGGATATGGAGAGTCCAGCAGCGAGTAAGGTTTCTACTTCCATGCGCATTTGGTTAAGTGTCTGATCTACGCTTTGCACTGGCCAATGCGTATGCTTACATGCGAGCAAACGGATACGAATTTGCTGCAACTTTCTGAGGATCGATGGCGCATCAAGACTTGTTATTTCTACATCTTCTTGACCCATATAAAACAACAAGGCCGGCAAATCGACATTCTCCACGGCTTTATTTTCTGGCCTATCCCGGAAGACGTTATTGCCAGTCGTCGGCAGCGTAATCAGCGCGACATTGAGAGTGGACATGATCTGCTCGGCTATATGGTCAGACAACGTTCTTCTCCAGACGCAAGGTCACTACTCCATGTCCGTCGGATTCGATTCCCTCGATGCTGTAAGCTTGACCAGAGACCGTAATCAATTGTTGAATCTGTCTGCTTATCATTAATCCTGGCATACTGGATTCCATCGCGATAATACGCGGCTGTCTGCTCGATACTCCGAGCACGTCGAAATAGGCATTATCGAAGATCACGCGAATAGGTTCGCTGGAGCCGGACCAGATCGCTTCGACAGTGCCGGCCGTCGTATCGCTGAAATAATGCGTTAAGGATTCGATCATGCGACTTCCAGTGCAGGCGCGTTCAGATATTCGACGATCGTATCCGCTACGTCCGCTCCGGCTACCACGGCCTGACAAATGGCAGTCAATGTCTGCTTATCCTGTACGCAGTGTTCCATCGTTCTATGAATCCGATGGCATGGATAACATGGTATTGCGGTTGGAGCTATCGCGATCGTATTGTTCCAATGCTTCGTCAAATTGTCCTCAGACGAATGCGAAAGGAGGACTATCTTCAGGAGATCTTCGAATGCAACCGCATTGACGATCGCGGATTCGGTTCCGACGACTACGTCCGCATGTAATGCGAAGGTCAATGCCTTGCGAATATCCCACTCCATACCGACGATACGGCCATGCTTTCCGGGAGAAAACTCCCGTCCCCTCAGATCTCCGAGGACGACAGAATGAATCCCGTTCTGGTCCAATACATCTATGCAGTCCTGGACATGCGGCCAGAATTTGCTGATGGTCGATCCGGATGGCGCTATCACGACGACTTGACCGTCAAGCTTCGCGCGTTCGCGCTTCGCGAATGCGATCTCATCCGCAGTCGGATAGAACTTCTGATGAAATTCCATCGGCAGATTCGCGGCAAGATGGAGCGCTTCCAGATAGTTGCTCCGTCCAAACATGGCTTGACGCTGATGCAATGGTCTCCAGAAATCCACCTCGTTCGATGCTGGCAATAACCGCGTCTCCACGATTCCGCAGAGATTCAGCCAATAGTCATATTTCGGCTCTTCATAGCAGAAATAGGCCAACAGGCCAGCGCCATCATAAACATCCGGGATCACGATGATTCGGTCTATATGCGGATCATGACCGAGCACCACCTCTCCGGCTTCCTGAGTATAGACCGTTACGTGATAGCCCTGAGCTTTGAGATGCCAGATCACCGAGGAGGACCAGAGCGCGTCACCTAGAGCTCCCATGCGGACGATGCCGGCCGTTTTTTCCGGCTTTGGAGTCTTCCACGATTGCAGACGTTGACCGTCTGTGCGACGGCGATAGACCTGCAGGAATGAATACTCGAAACCGCCACTCCTCTTTTCATTGCGTTCCAGATCCCATCCGCCAGGAGCTTTACGGAGAGCATCCATGATTTCCTGCCGATCGAAATCATGCTTATGATCCGGATTCGCGCCAGGCTCACCGATATGCGGATACAGCTCGCGATCCGGGAGATAGAGAATCAGCGTTCCGCCGGGCTTCACCAATCTCCACCATTCGAGCAGGGCAGCCTTGTAATCTTCGATATGCTCGAGCGTATGAGACGAGAAGACGCAATCGAATTGTTGATCTCCGAAGACCGAGAGATCGGTGGCATCGGCCATGATTTCAGCTATGACTGGGGTGCCAAATAGCTTGACATCCTTATAGGAATCCACGCCCACGAAGTGCGGCCATACCTTCTCCGATCCGCAACCGATGTCCAGACACCGGCCGCGGATGTACGGAATGAGCTCATGGCGAATCTTGGCAGACTCGCAGCCTTGTGGGTCTTCCGCTCGCCAGGTCATTCAAAATCTCACGTATGGTCGGATCGCATTCTTGCAGAGCGATCCATTGAAATGCTCGTCAATGGCTTTCTTCGCTCCAGGAAGATAATGGTAATCGTCGAAGATCATGATCCCGCCCGATACCATAAGCGGCACCAGCGTCTCTATCGCATCGGATACTGATCGGTATTGATCCGCATCGATATGTGCGAGAGCAAATCGTGCTCCTTGCAATCTGCTGCCGGCCGATTCCGGAAACACTCCGACGATGTATTCTGCATCCGGTATGCATTCCATGACCTGCACTAAGGATGTATCGCCGAAATCCCCCACTTTGTGCATGTCTCCATGTTCCGGCGATTGATACGGAATACCGCAGAACGTATCGCACAGATACAGACAGCGCTCCTGTTCTCTTGCCACTTCCGCGAGATGCCAGGCGCTTCCGCCTCTATAGACTCCCACCTCTATGAAATCTCCAGGAGGCATGAATTGCGCCGTCGTTCGCAGCCAATTGAGGGAGCGATTATCGATCAGACTAGCCGGCTGTCCTGTCATGTTTGCTCTCGTGGCGTTCGCGGATATTTTCGGTTGGTTTCGCTTGCGGAGCCGGAGCTGATGTTGCTTCTGCCTTGTTCGAAGCAATCAACTCGCGTGCTTGCGCAATCGGAAGATGGAGCACCTCGCCAACATTCTTGCGATCTCCATCCCAATACAGTGGCCGAATGATGCGAATATAGATATTCGCCTGATCTGGCTTGCTCGTCATCATGTTCGATTCGAGGCAGACATTTCTGCCTGCCTCTTCCGTTGTTGGATTAGGCGGTAATGCCGGTTCCGAGGGAGAACGCTGCCGGATAACGCACGCCGACATCCACGCTATAGAAGGCACGGACGCCGACAATCCCGGCCGCGAAATTGGCATACGGATTCGCCTCGACCTCGAGCACGCCCCATTCGCCAATCACCACCTGCGAGAAATCACCGAACATCAGTTGACCCGCCGTGATCTGGTTGCTGCTCATCGCCCGCAGGGATTCGATATTCCCATCGAGGATATTGCCTTGCCAGATTGGCGTATCCGTGTTTGTGAAGCGCGATTTCTGTTTCAGCAGTGAAGCAATCGCAGGAGTAGTCACATAGCCAGAATTTGCTGCCAGCGCGTTTCCACCCGCAGCGTCAGTCTGGAACTCCAGCACATTCGCATAGGTAACCGTCGCGGTGGTAATCGTGACGCTGCCGATTCCGTTGGTCAGCGTGATTCCAGTCGGCTGGCCTGCGGTACCTGGCCCGGTCAATGCGGCCGTATCCAGCGCAAGACCGACGACAGCCGCCAGATCGTTCATCACGAGCATCTCGGCATCCGGCGAGGACTGCAACAGCAATTGCCGGCTGATCTCGGTATAGGCACCGACGTTCTTTGGACTCAACGCCAGTTGACCAATGACCATCTGCGATTCGGTAATGCCAGTTGCTTCCGTCTCCAGCCAGTAACCGGTACCCGGTGCGGTCTGCTTTGGAACCGTGACACTACCCTGCAGGCCGGAAAGTCGGGTCGCACCCATCCGATAGATCACCGAGCGATTGCGCAGGAGTTCAATGAATCCCATGTTCCCGGTAGAAACCAAATAACCACCCATCGTCGAAGTACCGACGATAAGATCGCGTTTCTGGATATCCATCGGAACGAAGAACGTATGCTCGTTGTTGACTTTCCCAGTGCGTTTCGCGATTTCCTGTGATGCCTCCAGCTCGAAGCCAGCATTGGCCCAGTTTTTATTTACTACAGCATTCAGCGCACGGCACAGGTTGTATTGCCTGACTTCCTTTTTGCTCATGTTCAGATGCGCAACGGATGTCTCCTCGCGCTGTCTCGTCGCGAGAATCTTCAGACATTCTTTTGCCGCATCACCGACCGAGATATTGCTCTCGATCCAACGTTGCACAATTGCCTGATCGATGGAATGACGAATCCCCAGTCGCGTCAGATCGGTATTGCGCTGACGCTCGAGGGAGACTGCAGTTGCATTGTCGATCACCTGAATTTCGGCGCTCTCGCCCGCCGCGGCGGATTGCTCAGCCATGATGGCCTCTTTAGGTAAAGCGGCGCATGCCGCGGGTTGTGAAACTTTCACTTCACGTTCTTCGAATTCGGCGCTGCGTCCGATTCCAACGGAATGATCCGCCGGGATGGTCACAATGCTGATTTCCATCGGTTCCCAGTCGATCGCTCGATAGTCGTTGCTTTTCTTGTCTTCCTCGACTTCATGGATGCGATACATAAAACTGACATTGCGCAGAATCTTGTCCTCGATCAATCCGAGAATTTCGTCTCCGCGTTGCGTTTTCGCAATGCGCACTGTCGCATATCCCCGTTTATCTTTTCCGATAGTCGCACCTTCGACGACGCCTATTACATCGTCTGCGCGATGATTGAACAACAGATTCGCTCCGTTATTAAGACGATCTAGACGGACGGATTTCTCTCCGTGATCGAGAATCTCCTTTCCGAACCATCTATCGACAGGTATTTCACTGCTAAAGGATAGTTTCAGCGTCCGATTTTCGAGGTTGATGTCCTCTTTGCGAATTTGTATATCTCGTTGCAATGCCGTAAGTTTCATAGCGAATTGCTCCTGATGGGCACCACGCGAGCCGCTTCGATCTCGTCATCATCATTAGGTTCGACGGGAGGGGAAGCGGTCGCGGGTGCAGTGGCTTCCGGTTCAGGAGCATCTGGCTCATCTGATTCCGGATCGGTATCAAATTCGAGATCCATCTCCTCCATCATATCCAGCTCGCGCCTGCGTTCCTGTAGGACATCTTCCAGATCCTTGCCATTGGCAGTCTGGGAAATGACATCGCTGACCGTGGTGAAACCGCAGCGCACGGCATCCTTATAGGCTTGCACCTCTTTCGTCGGATCGACCCAGCTCCAGCCGCGAGGCTTGAATTGCACCGCGCTGAACCGTTTCGGATCGGCCAGATAAGCATCAAGTGGAATCTTCCGCAATGCTCCGGAGAGTACGGCTATTTCCAGCCATTCGCGATAGAGCTCCTCTCGAAACGTGCGAATGAACCAGCTTTGCAGGACTTTCCACAAATCGCGATCATCCAGGAGAGCAAGGCGAGAGCTCGAATAGTTGCTCTGGCTATAATCGCGCGAAAGGCTCTCATAGCTCACACCGACGCCGGCCGCGATCTCGCGCAGCATCAGCCTCATGAATGGATCCATGTTCGGATTAGGACGATTCGGATTATTCATCTCGATGTCCCATCCTGGAGGCAGCTGTTCGACGATTCCTGGCTCCATGCTAATCTGGCGCTGTCCATCCTCCTCGACGTCCGCCGCCAGGCTGGTAGCATCCGGAGTCTTGATGAACGCCATATAAGATGCTGCGCCTCGCGCGGCGACGATCTCAGCTTCGCTGTAGCCTTCCATATCGTTCAACCGGCGCGCTGCCGCATGCATCCAAGGCTCTCCGCGAGATTGCGGCCAACGGCTGATCGGATACAAATGCATGATCTGATCGGCTGGTACGCGGACGAGCATATCGGTTTGTTGGACACCGATAGCCACCTCCCCTGGATGGATGCGATGCAACCAGTAGGCTTGCGGCCGGCCATAACTATCCTGCTCGACGCCCATCCGAATCTCGTTGCCATTGATCGGCGTCGATACGCTGTAATGATCCGCCAGCCGCTCAGGCTCTATCAGTTCCAGCGCCAGTGCGACTGGGCTTCCTGGAATCTGGATTCGATGCTTGCGAATGATGACTTCGCCAGCCTCGAAGATCTGGCCCATTGCAACGCGCTCGATATCGGAGAAGTGCAATTTCCCGCCCATGTGGCAATAGGATGGTCTGGACCATTCGCTCCATACTTCTTCGATCTCGCTATTGATCTCGCTTAGCAGACGTTTCGGTTCGTTACGGTTGCGCACCTGTGCCTGCATGCCGATGCCGGAACCGATGACGTTATTGACGACAATCACCTTTGCGCGTTTCGCATAACTGGCGTCGCGGACCAGTTGTCTAGAACGTCCGCGCAGCTTGGTAAGACTGCCAATCAGTTCCGCATCGCCGCTGCTGTTCGAGGATATCCAGTTGGCCGTAAGTCTGCCTCCTTGCGCGCCATGATAGGAACGCTGGAGGATTATTCTTTGCTGTTTCGCTCGATCCGATGAACGACCGAACAGCTTGCGCAGATTTCCGATGAT